TTGTTTTCTTCAATAATACTATTGTTTTCTTCAATAATACTATTGTTTTCTTCAATAATACTATTGTTTTCTTCAATAATACTATTGTTTTCTTCAATAATACTATTGTTTTGCACTATTGTTTTTTGATTTGTACTATTGATAATCTTGTATCTTGAGCATTTATGATTAGTACCTTTTTCTCTCTGAATTATGCCATTAGATTGGAAGTATCTTAGAGCAATAAGCATATTGCTTTCAGTCATCCCAACAAACTGAGATAGCCATAAATTATCAATAAAGAATCTTCCTTGTTCATCTTTATCATCAAGACCATTTAAGTGTAACAATACTGCTAACAATTTTTTTCTTTTATTGGTTAACTTAATAGTAATGTTATTATCTTCAATTAGTTGGTTAATCTGTTCTTCAGTGAATTCATCTTTGTTGATATGTAAATTCTGCACCATTGTCTATCAATTTTATTAAATTATTATTGTGCTATTTTTAAAAAAGAGAAAGGAAGGGAAAAGTAAAATTAATAGTCAGCACAAAACCTTTTCCCAACATAGCTTGCAATCTATGCCTTTCTCTTATAATAATAAATATATTAAACTTTTAAAAAATTTTAATATATATAACAAATATATAAAAAAATATTAAGAAAAACAAACACTTTCAATCCTTTTTCTTTTATATATTTTCTTTTTATATAATATATTATATATAATTTAATTAAATATTTAATATAATATTATATATATTTTTAAAATACTATATTAAGAATATATACTATATATAACAAAAGTATCATTCAAATTTATGCAAGAAGAGAACAACAATATAAGTTGGATGATACTTTCATTAATTTATTAAGAATAATTTTGTTTTCTCAATCTTTTTTTATATATTTGCTTCAGTTGAAGGTTAAGAGTTGATAGTTGAAGGGTTTTAAAGGAATTTACAAAATGGTTAGTTGCGCAATAGATAATAGTCTTGATAATCTCAATGGCTTCTCAAAAGAAGAATTACTTGATACATTGGAAAGATTAAGAGAATTTGAGAAAAAGCATAGTTCAATCAATCAATCAAAATATATAACAGATGCAAGACATAGATTTATCAATCAAATTGTAAAAGTATTGGAAGAAAAACATTGTGTAATTGGTAAACCATTAAGAAGGAAAAAAAGTGGTGATGATTGGATATATCAAACAGATAAATCATCAATCACCAAAGAAGAATGGAAGAGATTACTTGTCAAGTATCACAACTATAAGCATTTGCTTAAAACAAAAAAAGATATTACACAAGAAAGACAAAATAAACTTCAAAAGTTCATTACTTGGTTTGAATCAAATAAACCTCCAAAAGGTAAAAGAGGAAGACCAAGTAAAAAGATTCTTTCAATTTGATATATTCCCTACAAGGCTTTATTTTGTTAAAGATGATTAAATATACATCAAAGTAATTTAAACGTCTTGTAGGGCTTCTTTTTATTAGTTTCATATGTTATTATTTATTAAAAAAAGACACTGAGGATTATTCTTCAGTGTCTTTATTGTTATTTTCTCTTTGCTTTCTCTTATATTCTTTAATATAAGCATTCCATTTTTCTTTATTCTTTTCCAACCATTTCTTATGGTATTCCCTTTGATAAGCAGCAATCTTCTCTTTATTCTTTTCAACATATATCTTATGTTTTTCATCTTTCTTGGTTGGGTCTTCCTTATACTTTTGACGTTGCTTTTCTTTTATAATTTCAGCGTTCTCTGTATAATATTTTCTTGAATATTCAAGAATCTTATCTCTATTTTCTTCTCTATATTTCTTTTGATATTCTAATCTTTTTGTAATAAATTCTTCATCTTCAGCGTGACTCTTATACCAATCTCTACCATAGTGTGGATGTTCTTCCATCCATTTTTTAAAATATTCTTGATTTTTCTTCCTATATTTTTCATTGTAAAGCTTTTTCTTAGCCTTTGATATTTCTTTTTGTTTTTCCTTTTTAATTCTTTTTAACTCATCTTGAATAGCTTTCAATTCAGCCTTATATTCAGCCATTCTTGCTTGTTTTTCAAGGAATTCTTTTGTGTGTTTAACCATATTTTGCAATTTTTTTAACGTTATCATTGATTTAATAAAAAGTAATGATATTTATATATAAATAAATACTATTTATTAACAAATAATTCAGCAAAAAAAGTATAAATGTTGAATTAAATCATTGAATAGATACTATTTATTAAAAAATTAAACATAAGAAAATATGGCAAAGAAAAAAACAAACATTGTAGACAACTATATGGACTACGTTGAGGACTTCTTGAAAAAGAAATGGGGTGAGATTCCAACTGCTTGGATTATCAGCCTTGAACAATTGAAGAACTATCTTAATATATATGAGGAAGCAAAGAAAGATGTTGAAAAGCGTGGCATTAACGTTGAGGATAGATTTGGTAGTGTTGTTGTGAATCCAAATTTAAAAGTAATGGCAGACAGCTCTGTCAGAATTGAAAAGATTGTGGCTACATTTGGATTATCTCCTTATGCTAATGTCAAGATGAACTCACAGGAAAATAAAGGAACAGATAATGAGATGCTTGACGCATTGATGATGAATGAAGATTAAACCATTCCAATCATTTAACTAAATTTAACCATAAGGATAAAAAAATATTAATGAATGACAAATTACAATGAATTAAAAGATATAGGCATAGATGAAAAATATTTAGATTATCCGCTTAAAGTGTTAAATGGGGAGATAGTGGCTTGTCAAGCAATTAAATTGGAATGTCAAAGGTATCTAAGTTGGTTCTCAAGGAATGATATGTATTTTGACAGTAAGGAATGTGATAGAATTGTCAAATTTATTCAGAGATTCAAGTTAACAACAGGTAAACCAAAGCAATTCATTCTTACTGAAGTACAAAAGCATATTATTTATGCTACTTATGGCTTCCATTGGAAAAAGAATGGGTATAGAGTAATAAGGGAAATATATTTTCAAGTTGCACGTAAATTTGGAAAAGACCAATTTGCAACAGCTCTTGCTCTATATCATTTGATAGCAACTAACCAACAGGACTTTAGTGGGGTATTTGTTGCCAATTCATTTAATCAGGCTCAGATAGCATTAAAGTATTGTAAATCATTGGTAAGAACAATTGACCCTAATGGTAAGTTCTTAAAGCAATATAGGGATTCAATTATATTTCCTGCATTGCACGGTGAGTTGAAGACAGTAAGTTCAGATGCAAATAGACTTGATGGATTAAACCTTGATTATGCAATTATTGATGAACGCCACGCAGCAAAAGACAATAGCGTCTATAACGTTATTGCAACTGCAATGGCAGCAAAACCTGAATCATTACTAATGACAATTACAACGGCAGGACTTGATATGAATGTCCCTTGCTATGACGTATATAGGCTATCCAAGGACATATTGAATGGGAAAGCAGAAAATGATACATTCCTTCCAATTATATATGAATTGGATGACATTAAGGAAGCAGAAGATGAAAATAGTTGGATAAAGGCTCAACCACATTTAGGCGTGACAACAACATATGATTATTATAAGAATGAATTATTAAAGGCTAAGAATTTACCTTCAACATATAATAACTTCTTGGTTAAGGTAATGGATATGTGGACTGCCAATGGCAATGAACAATGGCTTACTGAACAATATATTAATCAATCAATATCAGATTTTGACTATGAAAAGCTTAAACAAGGTGGCTATCAAGGTTATCTATCTTTTGATATTGCAACGGTTAGTGACTTAACTTGCTTATGCTTAATGATTCCAACGGAAGAAAAATTATATTATAAATGTTGGTATTATTTACCTGAAAGCGCATTGACGGAAAGCCCAAATAGAGAAAAATATAAGGATTGGGCAAAAAGAGGATATTTAACTGTTACCAATGGCAATGTTACGGACTTGGATTACTTGGAAAATGACATTAAAAAAGTCTGTACGGATTTTCAAATAATTAAAATTATATATGACCAATGGTGTAGTTCTGCAATTGTGACAAAATTATATGAAGCAGGATTTCCTGTTCAACCATTTTCACAAAGTATTGCAAGTATGTCAGCACCAACAAAACAATTTGAAATTGACTTAAAATCTAATAAGATAGCAATTGACAATAATCCAATTAATATGTTCTGTATGCGCAATGCAGTTGCAAAGTATGACGTCAATGAGAATATAAAGATTGTCAAAAATAATGTAGAAGATAAGATTGATGGTCTAATATGCATAATTATGTGTGATGGTGGCTATTACAAGGATATAAGATATGACAATGTTGTGGAATTTCTTGATTACAATGGATAAAAGGATATTTTTTTAATAAAATATCCTTTTATTGTCTTTATTATTAAAAAAGGTTAAATATTTATAGGATAGAATATAATAATAAAAGAATAGGAAAGATGTCAAAATTTTTTGAAATATTTGGCTTTAAGTCAAAGAAAAATTCACAGGAACAACGTTCTATGAATTGTCATCCTATATATGGTAATGGTATGGGATTAAGTTTTGGCGGATTCAATCACACAAGTAGTGCTATGAATCTACCAACTTTCTTCAGGGCAACTGACCTTATATCATCAAATATTGCAATGATGCCAATTGAGGTTAAGCGTAAGGGTGTTAATGCTGACAATCACCCACTTAACCTTATATTCAATGATAGGGATGGCGGTCTAATTAATAGATTCAATGCATTAAAGTTAATTGTACAGAGTATTATTCTTAAAGGTAATTCTTATGTATACATTGAACGTGCAGAAGATGGCACACCTATTAGATTAAGAACACTTGAAAGTGGTGATGTTACTGTTTTTTGGAATAAAGAAAGATATGAGCTTTATTATCAATGTCCATTGGTTAGCAGAGGTAGAATTTTACCAAAAGATATGCTGCATTTCAAGATGTGGTCTTTTAATGGGGTTGAAGGAGTAAGCCTAATTAAATTTATGTCTAATGCCCTTGGGATTGCCACCAACACAGAAAACAGCGCAAGTAGTTATTATGCAGGGAATATGACACCAAGTGCAATACTTAGTGTACAAGGACCAAATGGTGAAGCACAAAGGCAACAGATAAGAGAGAGTTGGAATCAATCATCAATTGGTAATGGTGGCAGTGGTGTTGCAGTACTTCCAAGTAATATCAGTTACACACAGATTAGCCAAAATGCAGAAGAAGCACAGCTATTGCAGAATAGGCAGTTCAATGCCTTAACAATATTACAGTTCTTTGGTATTAATCCTGTAATGATGGGAATTCTTGACCACTCAAGTTATGGCACAATTGAGAGCGTTATGCGTGATTTTGTTAGCAATTGTTTATCACCATATGTTATTATGTTGGAGCAAGAATTAAATGCTAAACTTGTAAAGGAAAATGAAAGAGGTGTGGCAATTAACTTAAATGAAAAAGTATTGCTATTAACTGATAAGGCTGCTACAGCTAACTATTACAGTGCATTAGTAAATAATGGTATATTATCTTTAAATGAGGCAAGGCAAGAATTAAATTATGCTCCAATTGAAGGCGGTGATAAGCATATCATACCTTACACCAAGATAGATGACAATACAATTGGTAATAAGCCACAGGAAGAACCAAAGGATGATTTACCACAAGAGGAAAAAAAGTCCCTTAGAAGCAAAAATAACAAGGTAAAAAAAGATACTAAATAATGATACGTGTAGGTAAAGAAAGTGACATTATCTTTAATATGGAAGTAAAAGATTCACAAGGATTCCCAATCAGAGTTAGAGATGCTGTTGAATTTACTTTTAAATTCTTTACAGAAGATGGTGAAACAAAATTGGAAGCATCCTATGTTAATGGCAACTTCAAGAACATTGTTGCAGGTAAAAACCTTGACCAAATAGTATTGGAAGGAAAAGATGTTGCAACATTGAAAAAAGGAGTATTACGTTATACTTACTACTATAAGGTAATTAATGAAAGAATGGCTGATAATTTCTATGATGAAAGCGGAAAAGGCTGTACTGACATTTATATTTACTAATTAACTAATACCAATAATAATATGATACAAATCAAATTAAAATACACAAGACAAAGAATTGAAGACCCAAATCTTCACATTGCTTGGGGTGATATTGTTGGTGACATTAGTGGTAATACAGCACTCCAAGAAGCATTGGATAATAAACAGAATGTAGGTGATTATGCAACACATAATGATTTGTCAACTGTTGAAGATTCTTTACAAAAT